CAAGAACACAGCCTGACTAATATTGAGATAACCTTCAAATGTCAACTCAGCACATGACACACTGTTGTTTAAAAGATTTAACACTGTGAGTGAAGTGGTATTGAGACTGTTGAACCCTGCCATTGAGAATGCATTGTTAAAATAGCCAGGTGCCAGTGGCAAGTTGCTTGGCGAAGGATTCACTATCACAGGAGTTCTTTGCACTCCAGAATGCTGAACTACCACACTGCGTAGGTGTTCATTGATATTGGTTCCTGTTCCTGCCAGGGTCAATCTTGCTGTGGTATTACTGATTGGAGCAAAGGTGTTAGTGGTTAGTGTAGCATTGGCAGTGGTATACAAACGGATCACATTTACAGGATCCTGTGTGTCAATGGTAAAGGTATAAGAGTCTGTAAGCGGTGCTTCATTACCAATCTGACAAACCTGTGTGAGATTCAGCACTGTGTTAGCATTGGCAGTGTAGATCACATCATCAGTTGCATTTATAATCAGAGGTTTTTCATTAAAATATAGATTATAAGGGATACTGTATGTGTATCCTGTGCTGTTGGCAATGCCAACATTTAAAGTCAGTGTGACTTCCCCAAAAAAGTCTAATGGTGTGCTTAGATAAGCGTCTGAAGCCAACCAATCTTCAGCACTGTGTATGTTGCTGGCTGTGTATACGCCTGAGGTCACATTGCTGGTGGTCACAACATTGGCACTGGTATTTGCTGTGGGAAAAGAGATAACTCCTGCGGCTGCATTGGCCATGGTATAGGTGGCTGTGATGCCTGTGCCTGTAAGCACATTGCCCATGGTCTGAACCATGGCCCAACTTGGCGGCGATATCAGTAAAGCATCGTCCTCATCACCTCTAACATATTGCGTATCAACCTGATATGAGAGACTTGAGTTGCTGAAACTATTCAGACTGGTCAGACTGGCCATTACACAGGGACTCCAATGACTGACAGCACAAAATCTCCAGCCGCACTATTGGTATTTGTCACAGTGACTTTGAGAACCACATTACCAGTATCACCAACTGGTGGTGTGACAGTGGCAAGACTGGCATTCCAATCTACTATTGTTTTCATGCCGCTGATGGTCTTTATAAGATTACTGGGGCCAGATGTGATTGTGAGTGGATTCTGACTTTGCCCACTGCTGGGAAATGTCACTACTACATTTGCACCAAACTGATGTTCATAAACTACCTGCACACCATTGCCTGTTAGATTACCCAGTTGCCTGGCTGCTTCCCAGGTGCAGATAGGTGCAAAAAAACTTGTGCCTACTGTTCTGGTCAGATTGATAGTATCTGCGGTAAATGTAATATTACCTGAACTAAAACTGTTTAACTGTGCTAATGTGCTTGTCATGATGCGTTTATGTCTGCTGGGTCAATACCAGCACCGTATCGTGTGTTGGTCATGTAATCGTATATACAATCGCCAGGCAGGCTCATTGAGTTAGTGATACTGAACTGCATGGTTGGAACTCCACTGATTCCTTTGTCTCTTGTGTATGTTATCTTCACAATGGCAAACACAAGATCATTCATGGTATATGTGGTATCCCAGTTGGGCATGATATCATAAGCAGGTGATAGACCGCCATTGGTATAGTATTCAGGCACCACAGGAGTGGCACTGCTGCCAGCATAACAATATATCTGCACAATATTTCTTACTGAAATGTCCTGATTGCCTTCTCTATCAATCATGTAATCCACTGTGATACCGTCACTTTGGAATATCACACGATTGTCATTTAAGAACACATCATTAAACACAAATGCACTGGCAGTTGAGTTGCTGAGTTTGGTTCCTGTTTTTTCGCACAAGGTGATCACATAATACATATTGAGACGGTCACTGGTGAGAAATGCGTCTGTGATCACACCACCAAATGTGGCAGCACCATACACCACAGGAACTTTGTAATCACTGGCTGGTGGCACTTGTAGCCGCACACCAGGGTCTACAGGAGCATTTGGACTGGGTATCTGATTCACATTGCTTTTGTTCACAGTGTTGTTCACACGGTTCAATGTGTATCCTAACAGTGCTGTCTTGGCCAGGTTTGATCCCAGGCTGTTGCTACTGAAGAAGTCACTGACTCCTCCAATCACTGTTTTGCCTACATCTACTAAATCTTCAAACCAACTCATGATGGTGCTCCAAAGTTAAAGTTGCTGTTGATCAGACTGGGCACACGATTCATTGAGTTGTCTGCTGGAAAAAACTTCTGCTGATCAGTTGGATTGGTAAATCTTCCGCCTAACTTGGTAGCCAGCACACTTATAAGACTGCTACAGGTCAGGATGATTGTGACACTACTGGATCTTGACTCGTTGTCCCAGTCTTCCTGCAATGCAAAGTTGTTCACAATGCCCAAGAACTTGCCTACAGGGCTCACAAGATCAGCACCTGTGTTGGGATTGAATAGGCCACGATATATTTCCACAGGTGAGCCTTTGATCTTTTGGTCCAGCACTGCATCAATGTTTGTGGTGGGAATACCGCTGAGTGTGATGGTGATTTCTTGTTCACTAAGTCTCAGTTGGCTTTCGCTACTGGTCACATCCATAAGACTGCCCAGGCTGGCATAACTTTCACCGTTGATGGTGTAAGGTTTATAGAAGTCACTAAATCTCAACACCTGGTAATCAACCACATCTATCCTAACAAATAGACTGGTCCAGATTGCTGGGTATGCTGAAAGATTTGTGCTCATACCAGACTTTCATAGAAAACAAATGGTCCAGACCAACTGACCTGATCTCTTGCAAATATGGTCCATTGCGGGAACTCTGTGCAGATCACGGTCCAGGTCACATTGATACCAACTGGCAATGCAGTGGCTGACGCCTGTGTGGCATCAATGATGGGTCTGTGCAGTGTCACAGTGTTTGAGTTGTAGGCCACATTGGCAGCAACTTGGTAAACTTTTCCTGCAGATCCCAACTGTATTAGGTCACCTGCTTTGAACTTGAAACCACTTGAAGTGGTTGGCGAAGTTGTGAGTGTGAGTGTGGTAGCACCTTGCACCCAGGTTCCAAAGAATCCTGTGCTGTTCACACTGTTGCCTTGATACACAGTGAGCCAGGAGTTGTAGCCTGCGTCATTGATCTGCACTGTGCTTGTGGTAGTTCTATCCAGGGCTTGTGACAGTGCAATGTTCTGACGATATTCACTCCAACGAGGACCGTCAGGTAGTTTAACTGTGAATCGCCATACCTGTCCTCCGCGACTGGTTGAACGCACTGTGCCATCTCTTGTGATGGTGGTTCCTACTACCTTTAGGTTGTCAAGACTCAGAGTCTCAGCACCATTAAATATCCATTGGAAACTCATGTGTTATCTCCTTTGTGGGATGCCTCTGGCACCCTGTTGGACCACAGCATGAACAAATCCTGGGTCTTGAGCCAGCAACTGCTGGAAACTTCTTGCATCTACAGCATTGATGTTGTAGGTCACTGAACTACCACCACCGCCCATGGGCATGATTGTGCCAGGACCAGCCGCAAACTCTGGACCGTTTTCACCAACGATACCAACCTTGCCTGCTGGGATTGATCCACCATTGGCAAAGAATCCACCAAACAAGTTTTCATTTAGCCAGGACCCTGCTGTGGAAATAATGTCGCCAAGACCGCCAATCACACTGGATCCAATACCACCACCAATGCCTCCACCAGACATCATGCTGTTGTTGCCAGAAGTTAAACTGCCAATCAAGCCGCCGCCGTTTCCGCCAGCAACATCTATCACATACATTGGATTGTTGGCACTGCTGCCTCTTGCATTGGCTGAACCTGCTCCGCCAAATAAATCGCCAAAGCCCAGTGCGGATCCAAGACCAGCCATGGTTTCTTTGATCTGACTGCGTAAGAGTTCTTCCAGCATGCTGTCTACAAAACTTTGCCACTCAAACTTGCCTGTCTTGGCAAAATCCACAATGAGATCTTCCAGTCCTTGTGTGAACTTGGCAAACATGCGTTCTGCTCTTGCGGCTGCATTGGTAGCATCTTCCACATAGCGTTTGAATGCATTGCTCCAACCTGTTGAGAATGTTCTTGAACTGTCATACAGTTTCTTCTGTGATTTGATCAGTTCTTCTGAACCTTTTTTGGCATTGTCGTAGTATGCTTTTGATTCTGAAGGATCAAGCATGACTCGTGTGCCTGCAATAGCACTGCGGCGATCTTCTTCTGCACGAATGGCAGCACGAGCACTGTCTTCTGTGGCTCTGATAATGTCACGATAGGACTTTTCAATGCCCAGCAATCCAACATCTGCTATTTCTCTTTGTAGACCCAACACTTTGTCCTGCAGGTCATATTCACTCTTGAGATTGAAGTTGATGGCTGCTTGACTTTGTGCATATTTTTCCTGAGCCTGACTCAGTTGCAGTGTGGCTGCTGCCACAGCACCCAGTTGTTGTTTGGATATTTCAAATATCCTGTTCTTTTCTTCTTCAATCAATGGCACACCGCGACTGGCTTCTAAAGCACGGATCTCTGCTTTGGCTCGTTCATCAGCCGCAGCCGCCACATCCATTTGTTGGCGAGCACTATCACCAAGACCAATCTGTGCCAGGTCCTTACGGATCTTTAATAGATCATCTTGTGCTTGTTGTTGTTCTTTGATGCCATACAAGCGTAGGTCTTCACTGGCCTTGAGCATGGCATTGCCTTTGAGTGCTTCTTCAATCTCAAGTATTTTGCTTTTTCTCAAGATCTCAATGGCTGCTATCTGTGCTTGATACACAGGTGTTAGTTCATCTTTTTCAACACCTTTGAGTTGGCTCATGGCCTTGCCTAACTCAAGTGTTTTGTCCGCAGCCTCTTTGGTAATGCTGGCTGTGGCCTGCATGATTTCTTTTTGCAGTTCGCTTTTGCCAATCAACTGGCCGCTGAGTTCTACGGCTTTGACCTGGTCAGCCAGCCCTTTTCTAAACTCTTCTGTGCCTTGTCTAATGGCAGATATCTTGAGATCAAGTTCTTTTCTGATTTCTGCTTGCTTGGCTTTTTCAGCAGCCACAGCATCATTCAGGCGTTTTTGTTCTTCAGTGTAGGCCTTGCGAGCGGCAATCTCTTTTGGATCACCACGACCACGAGCACCATCTCTTGGGTCTGGGGCTGCAGGTGTGATTGTGAGAGCCTTGCCTGACCCAAGTCCTATAAAGTTTTTAAATCCTTCATAGGCTTTGCCCAACTTCACAAGGAACCAATCAATAGGATCTATATTAAAGGCCAGTTTCACGCCTTCATTCACCAGTGCCAACACACTGATCACAGTGCCTATCAATGGAATCATGCGACCAAAGCCCAGGATGGCAGCACCAAGACCAGCAACCAGGTAAGGTATGCGTTTGGTAGCAAGCACACTGATGGTTGTTCCAAGTGAACTGAATACGGCTACAATACTTCCTGTTCCAATGGCTGCTACCAGAGCACGCCAGGCATAGCCCATCTGTGAAGTAAATATGGTCCAGGTTCTTGACAGACTGGCTCCAGCAGTTGCCACGCCTGACAATCCAAGTTTAAAGGTTCCCCACAGACTCACTGCAAGTGCGGCAGTATATCCTAATACGGCTCCAAGTCCTTTGAATGCTGATGCCAAGGTTGAGATAGCCACTGCGGCACCACCAATCTTGACCACTGCTTCCACAAACTTTTCAATCTGTTCAGGCTTGAGTTCATTGATAAAGTTGATTAGTGGTTCTAATGCCTTGAGTATTTCCAGTTTGAGTTTGCTAAACGCCGCACCCAACTTGTCCTGTAGTTCAGCACCACGACGCACATCTTCAGCATACTTGGCTGAGGCTGCTGTGAGATTCTGATATGATGATGCAAGATTCTTGAGATCAACACCACGCAAGGTCTTGCCAAACAGTTCACTGCTGATCCTGTTGCGTTGTGTGACATCGTCCAGTTCACTAAGTCTTTTTAGTGTGAGATCAAATAGTCCTTGTGTGTCTAACTTGGCCAGATCATTCAGTGTGATACCAAGGTCACGGAAACTGTTCTGTGCAGACAGTCCACCATTCACTGCTTCGCCAACAGTTAGACCAAACTTGCTGATAGCGTTTTGTGCTTTTTCTGTGTTGCCGCCCAGTTGGCTTACTGCCTTACCAAAGCCCAGCACATTGGCAACACCTATCTCACTGGCGTCACTGATGTCCACAATGGCATCAGCAAACTGCAATGCACTTTGTATGGCAGCACCAATGGCCAAGCCAGCCAAGGCTGTTTGGAAGCGGCCAAACAACTCTGTGGTCTTCTTGGTTTGTGTTTGTATCTTGGCCAGTGCAGGTGATATCTTATCATCCAGCGTGGCGGTATAGGTTAGATCAGCCATGTTATTTCCTCATGATGCGTTTGAGAACTCGTGCAAGGTATTCTTCTGTGGGCTGAGTCATACCTCTTGGACTTTGCTTACTGCTGCCTTCGTCAAGAGGCACAGCATAAGGATAGGCTGCATGGATAGTTTTGCCGTTGAGTCGTGTTCTACGGCGGGCATTGCCAGTTCTGATAGGAGTCTGACTCAGCCAATATTTGTAGATTTGATCTGGAACAGCCTGGAGTTCTTGTTGAATCCTGGCTAATCTCGCAGTCATTTTGTCTTGGACTTTTTGGTTCATCTCTTGATCCTTTCAACCATTTCCTGTAGGGTATTTAGTGGTAGATTGGGTGCTGGAGGTGCTACACCTTTGGCCTTGGCGTCTGACTTTTCGCGTTCATAACGCTGGTAGGCCAGGCTCACATCCATGACCAAGAAGTCAAGAGTGTCAGCCTGGGCCAATACCTGGCTGGGCAACAGATGATAACGAGTGGCCAAGTTGTCTAACACAAGACAACGACGCAGATCCGCACTATTGGGATCAAGTTCTGCGTTTATTACTTTCCCAGGCGTTCAACCACTGTGGTAATCACTCTCATGAGGATTGGTGTAGGCAATGCTGCGTCCGCACTCATGACCTGTGAGCCATCTTCATTCAAGATCAGTTCACGCACAGCAGTGATAACACTTGCAGTGTCGTTCTGATTTAAACTGGCCAGTTTAAGGAACACATCCATGGGTTGGCGATCCCAGGTCCAGAAGGTCAGGGCTTCACCGTATTGTTCAACGATATCTGCATCGTCAATGGTGACTTCAATCAGTAGGGGTTTTTTTGCAAGTTCAGAGAGTTTCATCTGTAGGTCCTTTGGTTCTTTCAATCATTTCGTTGCTGAGTGCAACAAGAAAACTCAAGCGGCTGTGTGCTTTGCCAATGTCAGCAGTGGCACAGCGTAGTTCGTTGGTGGATTTGGCTATTTCAGCCAAGAGGCTTTGTGCCAGTTCCAGGTCAGTTTTGTTTCGTAATATATCCATAAATCTTTCGTCTATCAATCAACAAAGAGCAGGGGCTAACCCTGCTCAGTGTTTTTAGGTCACAGTGTAGTCGCCAGTCACTGTCAAGGTGATTGGTGAGACCCACACAGGAGCATCAGCACTAACGGTTGGTGCCAATCCAGTGATATAAGCACTACCAGTGATGGTAGGACCTGTAGCACCTGTTGAAGTGTCGCCCATGTAGAGACTGAAGCCCACGAGTGGCTTGTCTTTAGATAGACCAAACACGCCAAGTTTGGCTGCTGAGCCTGCTGTGGCTGAAGCATTGCCAAAGAATGTTTCTTTTTCAAGAACACAGTTCATAGCAATACTGTTGGTTGCTGTGGTAGCAACCTGTAGTTTAGACGATTCGTCTAACTGAGTCCAGGTGAACACATCGTTTGAGTTGTTGATGGTCACATCCTGTAGGGCAGGCATGCTGATAGGGCCTGAGGCTGCTGAAGTTGTCAAAGTTAAAGTTGCTTCAACATTGGCAACGCCTGGTGCTGGGTAGATATATGCCATGGCATTATTTCCTTTTTAGTTTATTTTCGTTTGCGTGAAACGGAACTCAAATTCTGTCAGCATGGTGTCTGCTTCAAAAGTCACAGTGATATCACATTCAC